ATATTTGTCTCCTGAACCACTTGTAGATTACGATACACTAGCATTAGCTGATTACAACAATGTGCACTTTGTAGGCGATGCTTTATCAGCTCGTGGTATTACAGTTTCAGGTGCTCAAGGGACATATGTTGCAGAATATATTTTACAGTTTAAAGAGGATATGGAAGAATATCCTGATTTTATAGAAAATTATTAATAAAGTTATGGCAAAAGATAGATTATACGAGTATCGCACTATGAGGTCTCAAGGAGCGAGACATCATATGATTAAATTTAATGATGAAGAAAATTGGAAACTTCACAACTGGGATGGTCCAGCTGTAGAACCAATTGAAGGAGAAGAATGTAGTTTAGGTAAACAATACCACCTTTATGGTCAAAAAATGGATTATGAGACATGGTCTGAGACTCGTAAAGAAAGAGAAGGTTTACCTTGGTATAAAAACCCCTCAATGAGAGGCACAACACGATTTTAAGATGAAACCAATTGTAATTAACGCTAAAGAATGTAAAGAATGTAATGTTCCTAAAGGTTGGGGGCATGAAATTATTTTTGAAAATAACGAGCTTTACTGTGGTAAGTTGCTTGTGTTCAAAGAAGGTTGTAACTTTAGCATGCACTACCATTTGGAAAAAGATGAAACATGGTATGTAGATAAAGGTGAATTTTTGTATCGTTGGATTGATACTGAAACTGGTGAGGAACATGAGCAACATTTGCGTGAAGGAGATAGTGTTAGACAATTCCCAGGAATGCCTCACCAATTGAAAGCATTAACTGACGGAACAATTTTTGAAGTATCAACTGAACACTTTGATTCAGATAGTTATAGAGTTTATAGAAAATGGCAAGAATAGGATTATGTGGTACGATGAGTGTAGGTAAAACTACACTTGTCAACGCTCTTAAAGAGCTAAAATATTTTGAAGGATACACAACTAGAACAGAACGTTCTAAGGAGCTAATGGCAATGGGTATTCCATTAAATACTGATTCAACATTTTTAGGTCAAACAGTCTTTATGGCTGAGAGAGCAAGCGAATTGCTAATTGATAATATCATTACAGATAGAACTATCATTGATGTAATGGCTTTTGCTCAAGCTTCTAAATCAATGGATTGGACTGATAAAGAAGCATTTTATGCTTACGCTATTCGTTTGATTAGAGAATACGATTATATTTTCTACGTTTCACCAGAAGGTGTAGAGATTGAAGATAATGGTATTAGAGAAACAGATGCAAACTACAGAAATGAAATTGATATCATTATTCGACATATTTTAAGCCAACAAAAACATCGCATTAAAAAATATGGTGTGCTTGAGGGTAGCACTGAAGATCGAATTTTCCAAATGGTAAATTATATGGATCTTTAACATATTTATAATAAAATATTATTGTAATGAAAAAGTCAGACTTTAAAGATTATATTAAAGAAACAATCGTTGAATTACTTTCTGAAGAAGGTGTAAAACCGGAAGATGCTAAAACATACGCCGATGAAATGAAGCGTGCTGCTGATGAAGCAGAACGTTTACAAAAAGCACTTACTACTGAAGACGTTGACGATGATATGGCTGAACCTTCATCCGCAGATCTAGCTAAAGGTGACTCAGTTTCTACTATTGCTCGTAAATTAGCTGACACTACTAAAGAAATGAAAACTACAGTTAATCAGTGGAAAAAAGCTGAGGGTGAAGAAAAAGAACGTTTATTAGCTCGTTTAAAAGAGTTAACTAAAATCAAGAAAGAACTTGAAGGACTACTTTAAAAATATTCAAACTTTACTAATCGTAGTATTAGCAGTTTTATTGTTTTTACAACGAAGCTGCTCTTCTACACCTCCAGTAGAACCAAAGGTTATTACAGAAGTAGTAACCCATTGGGATACTGTTAAAGTAGAGACAACAAAATATGTTCCTAAAATTGTAGAAAAAGTAGTAGTTGATATTGATACATTCTCTACCCCTATCGACACAGTTACGGTATTAAAAGATTATTATGCTAAATACTTCTATACTGATACAATTCAGATAGATACGTTAGGTTCTATTGTCATTAATGACACTATTACCCGTAACTTAATCGCAATGAGAGATGTTCAATCCAACATTTTCATCCCAACAACTACAATTACTAATACTGTTTACCTCTACAAACGCGAGTTTTATGGGGGTGTTTCGGTAGGAGCAACTAATCAAGCAGTACAAAATATTAACGGTGAATTATTGTACGTTAATAAAAAAAGAGATGCATACGGTTTTGGTATAGGTTTAAACCCAGACTTCCAACCTATTTATACGGTTCGTATGTATTGGAAGATTGGTAAATAATGGCTGAACAAAATTTAAGACAGATAATTCAACAAGAATTTGTAAAATGTGCTTCCGACCCAGCACACTTTATGAAAAAATATTGTAATATTCAACACCCTCAAAGAGGTAGAGTATTATTTAACTTATATCCTTTCCAAGAAAAAGTACTACACCTATTACAGGATAACCCATATTCAATTATTCTTAAATCTCGTCAGTTAGGTATTTCTACCCTAGCAGCAGGTTATTCTTTATGGTTAATGTTATTCCATAAAGATAAAAACGTACTCTGTATTGCGACAAAGCAAGAAACAGCCCGTAACATGGTTACAAAGGTAAAATTCATGTATGAAAATTTACCTTCATGGCTTAAAATTGATGCAGATGAGAATAATAAACTTTCATTAAGATTAAGTAACGGGTCCCAAATTAAAGCTACTTCAGCATCAAGTGATGCTGGTAGATCAGAAGCAGTATCTTTGCTGTTAATTGATGAGGCAGCATTTATTGAGGGTATTGGTGAAATTTGGGCTTCAGCTCAACAAACCTTGGCTACAGGTGGTGGTGCTATTGTACTATCTACCCCTTATGGTACAGGTAACTGGTTCCATAAAACATGGGTTTCAGCCGAAGCAGGGGCAAATGATTTTTTACCTATTAAATTACCTTGGTACGTCCACCCAGAACGAGATGAATCTTGGAGAAAACGCCAAGATGAATTGCTAGGTGATCCTCGTATGGCAGCACAAGAATGTGATTGTGACTTTAGCACCTCAGGTGATATTGTATTTCATTCTGAATGGTTAGAGTTTCTTACAGAAACTACAGTTAAAGATCCTATTGAAAGAAGAGGTGCTGACCAAAATTTATGGGTTTGGGAACCTGCTGATTACTCTAGAGATTATATGGTTATTGCTGATGTTGCTAGAGGTGATGGTAAAGATTTTTCTGCGGCTCATGTAATGGATATTACAACTAACACCCAAGTAGCTGAATATAAAGGCCAATTACCACCTAAAGAATTTGGTTTATTTTTATTAGGTTTAGCAACTGAATATAATCAAGGGTTATTAGTAGTAGAAAATGCATCAATTGGTTGGGCTACCATAGAAACTATACTAGAAAATGGGTATAGAAACTTCTATTATTCACCTAAGAGTGACCAATTAACAGCTGATTCGTATTTTAACAGCTATGAATTTAGTAATAATTTAACTCCTGGATTTACAATGTCAATGAGAACAAGACCTCTTGTAGTTAATAAATTTAGAGAGTACGTTGGTGATAGAAGTGTAACGATTCAATCAAAAAGATTGTTAGAAGAAATGAAAGTATTTATTTGGAAAAGTGGACGACCCGAAGCCCAAACAGGCTATAATGATGACTTAGTAATGAGTTTTGGCATTGGTCAATTCCTAAGAGATACTTCACTTAAATTCCAACAACAAGGGTTAGATATGACTCGTGCTGCTTTGAATAGTATGCAAGTAAACAGACCTACCCATCAAGGAGCTTATTTTTCAAAAGGTAAGGATAATCCTTACCATTTTAAAGCCGGTAATGAAAACATTGACTTAAAAGGCTGGCTATAATATTTATAATAATAACAACCCATTAAAATGGCTGATACTAGCATATTTTCAAGATTAAAAAGATTATTTTCAACTGATGTAATTATCCGTAATGAAGGCGGAGGACAGTTGAAAGTAATGGACCCTGAAAAAATCCAAACTTCAGGTGAATTTGCAACAAACTCTTTGGTAGATAGGTTTAGTAGAATTTATAGTAATCCTGCTTCTACCTCTATAATGGGTGAACAGTTTAATATCAACTGGCAGTATCTTAGAACTACTATCTATTCGGACTACGATTCAATGGATACAGATGCTATTATCTCTTCTGCTCTTGATATTATTGCTGATGAGTGTACGTTGAAAAATGATATGGGAGAAATCCTTCACATTAAATCTTCAGATGAAGATATTCAAAAAATTCTATATAACTTATTCTATGATGTATTAAACGTAGAATTTAATTTATGGGCTTGGATTCGTCAAATGTGTAAGTATGGTGATTTCTTCTTAAAATTAGAGATTGCTGAAAAGTTTGGGGTTTACAATGTAATCCCAATGACGGCTTATCATATCCAAAGACGTGAAAACTTTGACCCTAACAACCCAGCTAAAGTAGAATTTGTCTATAGTGAAGATGGATTCTATTCAGGTGGTAATTCTTCAGGCTATTATGGTCTCCCAAGTCAAAAAAATGCTAGTGAACATGAAGTAGTATTTGATAATTATGAAATGGCCCATTTCCGTTTATTATCTGACACTAACTATCTTCCATATGGTCGTTCATATCTAGAACCGGCTCGTCGTCTTTATAAACAGTATATTTTGATGGAAGATGCTATGTTAATTCATAGGATTGCCCGTTCACCAGAAAGACGTACTTTCTATATTAATGTTGGTAATATTCCACCTAATGAAGTTGAACAGTTTATGCAAAAAACTATCAACACCATGAAAAAAACTCCATTTATGGATGAAAGAACAGGTGAATATAACTTAAAATATAATATGCAAAACTTACTTGAGGATTTCTTTATCCCAGTAAGAGGTAACGACCAAACAACTAAAATTGAAACTACACCGGGTTTATCATATGATGGTATCCAAGACGTAGAATACTTAAGAGAAAAATTATTTGCTGCCCTTAAAGTGCCTAAAGCATTTATGGGTTATGAGAAAGATTTAACAGGTAAAGCTACACTAGCTGCTGAAGATATTAGATTTGCTCGCACAATTGAACGTATCCAAAAAATTATACTCTCAGAATTATATAAAATTGCTGTAGTACATTTATATACCCAAGGTTATACTGATGAACAGTTAACTAATTTCGAATTAGATTTAACTACTCCTTCAATTATCTACGACCAGGAAAAAATTGCTCTTCTTAAGGAAAAAGTTGATCTAGCATCTACAATGATGGAAAATAAATTGGTCCCTACTGATTGGATTTATGAAAATGTTTTCCATTTTAGCGAAGATGAATATGAAGAATACAGAGATTTACTTGTACAAGATCAAAAACGTAGATTCCGTATGGCTCAAATTGAGACAGAAGGTAATGATCCTCTTGAAACAGGTAAATCATATGGCACACCACACGATTTAGCTTCTTTATATGGTAGAGGTAGATATGAAGATAATTCAGTACCTGATGGATATGATGAAAAATCACCTTTAGGTCGTCCTGAAGAAAAAGCTTCTGATATTAATACTCAAGATAACGCCTTTGGTAAAGATAGATTAGGAGCAAAAGGTATGAAAAAAGATGATAATGAATCTGATTCTATTCGCCCTCAATACAAAGGTGGTAGTCCTTTAGCTTTAGAAAATTCTAAATCTTTACGCTTTCAAAACAAAACATTAATAGAAAGTTTGCAAAAAGATTTAGTATTTAAAAAAAGTAACGGAGAAAATTCACTATTAGACGAATCTAATATTAAGAAGTAAAAATCTTTATATATTTATAATAAAATTATTAGGAATGAACATTAAACATTCTAAGTATAAAAATACGGGAATCCTATTTGAACTTTTGGTTCGCCAAATAACGGCCGATACCTTAAATGGGAATACTTCTCCTGCCTTAAACATAATTAAAAAATATTTTGTTAAAGGAGAACTAAGCAAAGAATTAAAGTTGTATGAAACATTAACTAAGAAAACTAATCTTAGTGAATCGTATGCCAATACGGTTTTACAAACTTTGTTAGAGTCTTCTAAAAAATTAAATAGAACTTCTTTAAAAAAGGCAAAATACAATCTTATTAATGAAATAAAAAAGCATTATTCTTTAGATGAATTTTTTAAAACTAAAGTTTCTCACTATAAAATTTATGCTGCTTTTTATACATTAACAGAAATTGAAAACACTCAGGATACTATTTCTCCTGATCAAATCATTACAAATAAAATTACTCTTTTAGAACAACTATCAGCTTCACCTATTGAAGAAAATAAAGTTAAAGAAGATGTAATCCAAGAATTCCAAACATACGATAAAGATACTAGAATTTTAACCTATAGAATTTTATTAGAAAAATTTAATGGTAAATATTCTGAATTGTATGATTCTCAAAAAACAATCCTTAAAGAATTTATTAACTCAGTAGATAGTACTCCTCGTTTAAGAGAATTTTATAATTCTCAAGTAAATGAATTAAAATCTACTCTCCAAGAATTATCATCTAAAACATCAGATAAAGCTATTCAAATTAAATTAAATGAAGTAACTTCATTGTTAAAAGAATTAGATAAAAAAGATGCTATTAAGACTGATAATTTAGTTGATTTGCTACAATATTGTGAATTAGTAGAAGAATTAAAAATCGCAAATGGCTAAGATTGGAGACGTTGAAGAAAAAGGTGGTATTAAAACTACTGTAACTAATATTGACCCTGAAACAGGTCAAATTAGTTGGGACGTTGAATATACTGTTGATTACTTAAGACTGTTTAAAGAAATAACTGATATGTTAGAGACTGCTAAAGAAGTAGCTCAAGTAACAGATGAACCTTTCTTTAAAGATCATTATAATGATGTTCGTAAATTAAGAAACCAATTAAGAACTTATTTACGTAATAATAAAAGAAAAGAATACGAGCGTATTAAAGGAATGTCAGAAATCTCTACATCAGGGGCTGCTGGTGCTTTTTTAACTAAAAATGCTTTTAATCCAAACAAAAAGGCAGATGGTACTGCTTCCAATTACTATTATAAATTAGGTTGGAAACCTGTTAATCAAAAAAAACTAAACAAACAGGCAAAAGGTATTGAAGTTAAACATTTATTCGAAAAATAATAATATGTATAAGTATAAATTAAAAGAAGCGACACCAACTTCAGCTAAGGCTTACCAACAAAAACGAATTGATGCCTTTGATGAAATCGAAGCTCGTCTAAATAATTTATATCCTATAATCTCTAATGCTAAAAATGAAACAGCAGAGTATTATCAGGAAAACCCAGGATCATATGCTGTAGTTAAACCTACAGATTTGATTTTAGATTATATTAAAGATATTGAAGATTTAATAAAACCACAATAATGAAAAGTCTACAAGAACAATACAACCTAATTAAAGAGGGTAAAGGAGCTAAAGATGTATTTCTTAAGAATGCTAAATCTTTGTTTCCTAATTTGATCCCTAACCATTTTGGGTTTAACGAAACTGCTACAATTTTAAAACAACGTTCTGTTATTTCAGAAAATGTTGGGGGCTTAGTTACAGGTAAAACTGAACAACCAGATTGGTTTAAAATCTTTAATGAAGCTAAAGCGGTAGAAAAAAATCCTACTAAAGAAGTAGTTGATACTGAAATTAAAGGATTTGATTACAAAAATACAAAAAATATTGATAATATTTACGGCCCTGCTTTCTTACAAGGGTTCTACACTGAAATGCAAGATCCAAAAAATGCAGATAAAGATGTAGATCAATTAAAAGAAATGGTAGCTAAAAATTTAGCTAAGGACGTAATGTATTATACTAAAGACGGTCAATTCGGTCTTAAAGGTGTTGGATACACTGAGGATCATCCCGGTTTGGGCCCCACAAAAGAAGTAAAAGGCAAATATGCTTCCTCAGGGATGGAAGTAGTAAAAGAAAGTAAAGAAATGATTTCATTATTAGATTTATTAGAAGAAGGCTACTCGGAATTCCAACGCGATGACAAAGGTTCAAAAGGTGTTGCTGCTAAAGATAAAGGCGAGCAAGATGCATTTGGGGCTGGAGTTAAAAAAGGAGAAAAAATCGAAAAAGCTAAAATGAAAAAAGAATCTGTTCAAGATCGTATTAAAGAGATCGAGAAAAAAGGTTCAATAGCTGCTTTAGAAGCTAAAATGAATGCATTAGATGA